CAAAGATTCTTGTGTACTCTGAGTATCATTCATTCCCAAATAACTAGAGTTAATCATTGTAGAATGTGATTCTTCTTCAATTGTGACGATAGCGTCATCAATAAATTGTGTAGTGGACATCTCCGTTTCCGGAGCCACTTGTTCTACGGGTACGTTATGTCCTGCCGCTTGAGACAGGTCTGATTGCCGAACCAACACATCAGATTTTAATAAGCACTTACTTACCTTTTCAGGCTGTTTAGGCATGCTGGACTCTAAACATTTAGGTAGCTCACAAACGTTATTTCTTATAGTTGTACTTTTCATAATTTAAAAAAAAATGGGTGGCTATCCCGATAAATTGTTAACGTCCATTTTACGACGCTCTATTTTAGAAGTAGAGACTTCCATTTACAGTTAATGTCTGCCTATTTAACCCATAAGTGGGTTATTTCACTACTAAAGAGTGAAATTTGTAGTATCTAGCACAGAAGAATAAACTTCCTTAAAGTCACTAGAAAACATACCTTTTGGTTTTGCACCTTTGTAATGTTCCTTGAGTAAATGGTCTATGACACAATACCACTCATCATAAGTCTGTTTTCCATGCAAACTTATCTCTCTAAGAACCAAACCTGCATTATCCACTGCAATTTCATGCCTTTTCTCTCCTTTCTTAGTCCAGTTCAATATTTCTATTATCGCTGAAAACCTCAATGGAGCAATCCACCTATTCTTAAAAGAATCTCTTACAAAAGACCTCTTCAAAAATTCTACTTCCTGAATTGGTCTAAAAGCACGCTTTGCAGTATCTTTGAGTTCAGTAGTATAAACCATCCCTACTTTCCTCATGAGCTCTGGCATTTTTAACTCATTAAAATTTTCTCTAAATTTCTTAGAAACAGAGAAAATATTATCATCTCCTAAAGCAGCTATATATACATTTTCATGAAAATCACCAATTTCATTACCTGCAAACATCCATGCTACTCTAAAAGCCAAATTATTATACATCGTATTTATAATGGAAGTCAAAGGATTACCAGAAGGCATTGATGAAAACCATTCATACACATCTTTTCCATGTATGTGTCTAGAATTGGTTATCTCAGCCCACAAATATTTTCTAACCATAGAGGCATGAATATTTTTGTACCCATACCAATCCGAAATTATCCTATACACCAAATTAAGCAAATAGGGTTGTTCATGTCCATCAAATTTACTATAATCACCAGCTCCAACGAGAATTTCTCCATCTTCATTACTGCCATGTACTTTCAACTTGTGTACCAAATAACCCCACTGTTCTCCATAAGGATTTACTCCTATGGCAGAACCAACATCCAAATTGGCCCCTATATACGCATCCATAAAAGCACCATAGTACATTCTAAATAAAACCAACAAATAGAATGGACTGGCTGAGAA